GGGCGGGGCGGCGGCGGCGGCGGTATCTGCAAGCAGCGATCGACGATCCGGGTCAGCATCGTATTCCGGGCTTCGGAATTGTGATCGAACACCCACGCGATCGTGCCCAGAAACAGGATGTTGATCACGATCAGCAGCAGGAAGGCGGGCGGCAGCACGCGGATCAGGCGCTCGCTGATTGACACGAGGATTCGGTCGTCGCGGCGCGGTGGCGTGTCGGTCATCCGGTCATTTCGGGTGGTCAGAGGTAAAGCCCGAACGTCGCGGCATCCGCGGTGCCCGCCGCGTCGCCGGGCAGGAAATTGACACCCGCACCATTAGTGTGGACCATCCCGCCAGTACCCGCGAGGTATCGCCTGCCGGTGGCCGCGCCGGAATAGGCGGCACCGTAGGTCACGATGATGCCATGGGATTCGGCGTCGGCGAAACATGCTGAAAATGCCGGATTGCCGGTAAGCGACACCGCCGAATTGGCGTTGGCCACGTATCCACCGAGCCCGGCGACCATGTGCCGACCACCCCCCGCCGCGATCTGGTAAGGATTGCCATTGGACTGTACGACACCACTCCCGTTCGCCGCGATGTGCGCGAAATCGCACCTCTGGAAAATCACGCTTCCGAACTGGATCGAACCGCCCGTGGTAGCCTGAAGACCAGCGCCCATGTTCTGATAGGAACCAGGAACGCCGGTCGCGGCAAGCGACACACCCCGAACCATCAGGTTCGCACCGGCGCTCGCCGAAACGCATGATATGTTTGTGGTCGAAAATATGACCGAGGCTGGCGTGACAGTGTTGCCCTGGATCACGATACCGCTCGCCCCGCCGATCCCAAGTGGCGTGCCGAAGCAGTTAATCGGATCGGTGTATGTGCCGTCGGCGAATTGTAGAATGAGGCTGTGATTATTCAGATCGACGGTTAGCGCGAAGTCCCACGCCGCCTGTCCGGTCCTGAACGCGGTCGCGGGTGTCAGGCCATCATTCGTGTCTGATCCGGTCGGACTAATGTAGAGATATTCGTCCTGCGTCAGCTTGAAGCGTAGCATCTTCCGCAACGCGGCAAGCAACTGGCCGTTGTTCGTCTTGTCAAGCGTGACCCCGGAAGCCTCGACGACGGCGGAAAGCTCCTCTTGCACCGCGTTCATGAATTCGTAACGAACCACGGTCGCGGCGAACCCGCTCGATCCCGGCGAGCCTCCGGTGAAGTATCCCGGCGTTCCAGCGGGGCGTGGGGCGGGCAGCGTCGGGGAGGCGGTCGGATCGTCTATGCGATGCATGGGACGGTACCTTCCTGCTCAGGGATTTCTCACGCCATTGTCGAGTTGCTGGATCGACGGAAGCGCCGCAGTCCAGAAGGTCGCCCAGGCGGTCGTCAGACTGTTCACGGCGAAAGCATAATCCGACCCCTTGGCCCCTGGCGTGGCGGCATCCGGCTGCACCCCGAAGTTCGAATCGGTTTCGTATTCGGTGCCGGGGACGCCCTCGTAGCCAGAGGCGGCGGTCGCGACCGCTTCCTGCAAGCGGAGCAATGCGTCATTGAGCGTGTGCAGCCCCGCCACGCTTTGATTGGTCATCAGGCCGAAAGGCGGAGTATTGGAGATTATTGTCGCGGTCATGGTGTTTGTCCTTCGATGATGTTGATCAGCGCCGCGAGCGCTTCGTCGGTGCGGCCCTGCGCGGCAAGCTGTTTCGCGTCGGAGAGTTGGAGCGACTGCGCGCTCTGCGCGATGACACCCGCCTGAGACGGTGGTGGCGCCGGGTCGGGCGTGTTGCCATCCGCCAGCCATGTTTCGTATTGTTGACGGTCTCGGTTTCCCGGATCGTCAGGGATGTAGGCCGAGTCGGCCCGGCGCAGCACGGTCGTTGTATCGGTAAGTTGATAATCCGCCATCACATCCTCACAAGTCCGCCGATGCACTGAAGGCCATGTTCAACGTTCCTCCCCCCGTGGCTACCGCGACCGCGGTGACGTAAGCGGCACTCGGTGACGCGGCGTTCAGTGTCCTGGCCCCGAAATTGGTGGACGTGTCACCGATGACGGTCAGCGTCGGTTGCGCCCGCATCGTCGGCAACGCGGTTCCCGCGTAGTAAGGCGCCGTCGCGGTGCAGAACCCGCCCCACAGAATGAACCCCGAAGGGAAATAAAAGCGGGTACAGTTGGCGAGGTCATAACGCGGGTCCGGCTTTTCCAGCGGCGTCATCACGCTGCCGATCTCAAGTTGCACGCCCCACAATTGTATCGTGCCCGATTGCTGACCAATCGGAGGGCAATCCAGAGTCCCGTTGGTCGTGCATGAATACCAAATGTTGAACTGCGTATAATCGGTGCCGACGGTGGTGCCGAAAATCTTGCCCGCCGCCGATGGCAATGTGATCTGCTGCGAATAACGCGCCCATGCCGTGCCCATCGGAGCCGTCGCCGCGCCGGGCACAACCACGGTACCGGACGGTGATCCTCCGGAACCGAAATTCTGTTGCGCTCCAACGCCAAGCTTTAGCGTGCCAACCGACGACCTCGCCCAGAATGACACCGTGACGGTCTTGCCCGCCAGTCGCCGCGCGTTCTCGATCTTTTGCGACAGGACATTGAACGCGCCCGCCGTCCCGGACCCCGTAAACACATTCTGTAACGACGCGAACACCGCCTCGTCGCCAATGGCCGCGCGGTCAGCATCCGTCAGAGAAACAATGCCGTAAGTCGCCGCATCGAGGTTATTGATCACACCCCAACGGTCAGCGGTATATCCGCCCGCCGTCCAAGGCCCCGCGCCTCTTTGCTGCACATTGAAAAGCGGATTGTGCAGTAAGTTCCTACCGACACCATTGAACGCGGGCGCCATCTGTGCCGCGGTCTGGTAGCCAGCGGGGTTCGACGCGGCGTAACGGCTGGTGTCGGTCGGGTGGACGTGATCGGCGCGCGTAAATGTCGTTCCGGTTCCGACCGCCGCCGTTCCGTCCATCAGGGGCGGCGTCGTCGAGGGCGCGGGGGTGGTGGCTTGCAGCGCGGTGATCTCGTCATGCGCGATCTGGAAATTGCCGCGCACGCTCGCGGTCGTCGGCGTGCCCGCGACCGGAACGGTCGGGTCGATCGCTGATGTCATGGTGACCATTGATCCCAGATTGAGGTTCCGTCATCCCAGATCGACGCGCCCGCGTCCCAGACCGCGAAGGGATAATGATATTCAAACATCGGGATCGTGTGCGCGGGCGCGTATGTTTTGATCAGGCATTCAAGCGGCGCGTTGCCCCATGCCACCAAGGGTTCGTCGGCGTGCGACACATCGGGGCGAAAGTAAACGTAAGTCTCCTCGGCGGAAAACACCGTCCAGGCATAATCCCAGGCGCCGTCGTAAAGCGGGTCCTCGGCGCGGTTGATGTCAACGCGAAACGCGGAATAGGTCTCGATCTGGATCGCGAAGCCGTGCGCGGCGGCGAGGTCGATGAAGTAATTGATCGACTGCCCGCCGCGCATCGAGAACTTGGCGCAGACCGCCGCCTGCCGTTGCTGGATCGTGCCGAGGGGTTCGCAGTCGGGCAGGCCGAGGGTCGCTTCCCATTCGGGCAGCATTTCAGCGGCGACGGTGCAAGGGAAGGTTTCGGCGATCACCTCCCCCGCCCGCGTGTGCAGGCGCGCCCAGGTCGGCATGAGGGTCAACAGGTCGGCGGCCTGCATCGTGCCCCAGCCGCGATGCCAGACGCGGCCACGCGGCAAGAGGCGTTGAAACTGCCAGAGGTAATCGGTCGCGGTCGCGAGGGGCAAAGGCATCAGATCACCGACAGCGTTCCCATGACCGGCAGCGCCCCGGCAGGCGCCGTGATCGGCGCGGCGGGGATCGTCATGTCGAAACGATTGACCCCCGGCGTGGCGCTGATCGCCTGATAAAGCTGCGAGGGATAGACGACGCCGCCGACCTCGCCGATGACCAAAAAGGCATCCTGTAACGAAGCGAGGATGCTGGCTTCCATCTCGACGGTCGAGGGATCGAGGTTCGCGATCGTCACGTCGATCGCCAGCGGCACGGGCGCGGCGACGAACACCAGCGCGGTCACCGGCTGCACCGGCCAGATATGTTCGGCGACGATCAGTTGATCCCCGGTCGCGGTCGGCCCTCGCTTCTCCTCGACGGCGCAACCATCAGATCCCTGCGGGAAGCCGCCATGCGCGGCATTCGCGACATCGAACATGGGATAGACCTGGACCTGTCCGCCGCTCGCCGCGATCCAGGCGCGCGTCACCCCCGGCACTTCAAGCGCCCAGGTGACGTAATCGGACGCGGAACCGCCCTGCGGCGGCTGCGCGTACTGGTAAAGCATCCGGGTCCGAAGCTCGTCCTGCGTTTCCTGGTCGGCGCCCCCGCTCAATGGCGTAACGGTCACGCCGCCCGAATTGATCCCCGGCACGGGCGAGGCGATCGACATCGCGACCCCGACATCCGCGTTCGTCGCGGCACCGTTCACAGCCGCGACGATGGGCACCGTCAGAAGCCCCGTGGCGTCAACGGTGCCATCGGCGGTCGTCGTGTAGGGGGTGCCGTCCTGGCGTGTCAGAGGCGCCCCGGCAGGCAGCACGAGACCGGCGGTGCCGGTGAACTGAGCGGAGCCGGACGCGGGCGTGCTGTCCTTCTGATAGACCCCGATCAGCGCGGCCCAGGCGTAGAGGTATTCGTCGGTCGCGGTGAACGGCACCGCTTCGCGGGCGATATAATCGAGATAGCCGTAGACGGAATAAGCCAGCCCCGACATGACCCAACTCAGGACTCGCAGGACCGCGTTGCGAAGCAATCCGTCGAGGCCGGGAATGCCGCTGGTGGTAACGTCCTGGATCGCGGTGTTGCGCAGCGCGGTCAGGGTCGGGCGTGCGAAAGGCATTCGATCACCTCACCATCGCGCGTTGACGTTGAATGGGCGGCGGCGGCACCCGCGCGGGCGAAGCGAGCACGGCGAGGCCAGTCCAGGCCCAGCCGAAGGTAAAGCGGGTGATCGAGCCATCCGGCTTCACGATCGCGATGCCGATCCCCAGGAAGGTTGAGCCGACCGCGTTGCCCAACCAGGACGTGTTGACGATGACCTCTTTCGCCACCCCGTCATCGACCAGCCATTGCAGCGCGTCGGCGGCGTAGCGTCGCGCGAGCCCGAGCGTGTCGCGGGTTTTCTTCGCCCGTTCGAGTTGCCAGAGGTTCGAGCCGAGCGGCTGATCATTGTAGGGATCGGCCCACCAGCCGCGGCGGTCGCTCGATCCATCGGTCGGCGTGAAGTCGGGCGTCGCGAGACGATCGGTGAAGAGCGACACAAGGCAGGCGGTTTCCAGGTCTTGTCCGGTTTGCAGATCACCCACCGCAAGAGTCCAGTCGCCCTCAGCATTTCCATTATCCCACATGATGTAAATGTCGCCGGTCGCGTTCGCGGGCGGGAGCGGGCCATCGGCGGCGGGCAACGGCAATCCGGCTTGCTCGATCCATCCGGTCATGCGCGGGCACCTTCAAGCGCGGCGACGCGCGCGGTCAGGTCGGCGATGGTCGCACGCATGTCGTCGAGCGCGGACGGCGAAGTATCGAAGGCGAGCGCGTGCCCGTCCCATTGCGAGGCGCCGATGGGCGGAACCCAAATTTTGCCGTCGCTGCCGATACGCGCGGAATTGTTCGCGTCGGTGCTGACGGTGGTCCCTCCCGCTGGTCCGGTCGGCCCGGTCGGTCCCTGCGGCCCAGTGGCGCCGGTCGTGCCCGGTGGGCCTTGTGGTCCGGTCGGCCCCGCGGGCCCGGGCACGGTCGAGGCGGCGCCCTGCGGCCCGGTCGGTCCGGTGGCGCCGGTCGGTCCCGTCGCGCCGGTCAGTCCGATCGGGCCTTGCGGCCCGGTCGCGCCGGTCGTTCCGGTGTTGCCGATCGGCCCCTGCGGTCCGGTCGCCCCGGTGGCGCCAGGAACGCCCTGCGGGCCTTGCGGTCCGGTCGGTCCGGGCACGGTCGAAGCCGCCCCAGGCGGTCCCTGCGGACCCGTGGCGCCGGTCGATCCGGGCGGTCCCTGTGGCCCCTGCGGGCCGGTCGGCCCAGGTGGTCCCTGCGGTCCGCTCGCGCTGTGCGCATCGACATAGGATTTCGTCGCGACCTCATCCGGCGCGGCGGGAGGATACGCCATCGTCTGCCGGCCCTCGACGTGCACGAGCGGCGTCGTGATCTTAACCCCGCCCGTGGCGTTCGTGTTGATCTGCGGGACCGTCGTCGTCTGCGTGCCGGTCGCCTTGATCTCGACATTACCGCCGTTCGCGAGCTTCATCACGCTGCCGTTATTGTCATACAGCGCGACCTCGCCGGAATTGAGATTACGCAGGCGGAACTTCTGATTGCCGGTCGCGACGATGACGCCGTTTGACCGGTCGCCGGACGCGAACAACGCCATTGCGTCCGATCCCGGCATGGCGTGCGAGGCGAGGCCGTAAATCTGCAACACCGGCATGGAGTCGATCGTCTCGGGCGGAAAACCCCGCACCTGGGCGCGGTGGACCGGACCGGAGTCGTCGGTCGCGGTGATTTTCATCGGCGCGATCGCCATCATGACCCGGCGATAGAGACGGTCGGCGACACTCATACCACCTCGACCTGACCGGGCGGGAGCGGCGTGCCGCCGAAGGGCTTCGCGGGCGCGGGCGCGGGCGGGGTGTCGGGGTTCGGTTTGGTCGGGTTGTTCTTGTTCACGTCCTCTTGCGTCACGAGATAATTCGGCGAGGTCGGTTCGACGCTGAACGCCTCCTTGGGCCAGAGCGAGAGACGCGCATGCTGCCCACTTTCGTCGCGGGTGTAGGTCACGGTGCCGATCAGCCAGTGCTTGTCGGCGAGTTTCAATTGCGGCGCGACGATCGGGGCGAGGTAATTCGGCGACCACAGTTTACCGGCGGCGTCGCGCCATGCGTCCGTTGTCACGGTGAAGTTGAACGACTGACCCCATCGGTGGTTTTTCTCCCACAGCGCGCGCTTTCCGGCGAGCGGCATGCCAAGCACGTATTGCTCGCTCACGATGTAGAGCTTGCGGAAGCGCGGCACTTCCTCGTCCTTCACGATCTCGCCCACCCCCGGCGAATTCACCCCGGCATCGGTCCCGAGCGCCATCATCGCGGTGACGTGCGCCTCGTACTCCTGGTAACGTTGATCCATCGAAAACATGACGTCGGCGGCCTCGACGTTATCGCCGATGGTGAAGCCCGAAGCCATCGACTCGGTGCCCACGGCGGAGAACATCAACGAGCCATCCGGCAGATCGTAGGGGATCAGTTCGGCGTAGCGGGTGATCCGGTCAATGATCTCCCACACGGTCTCGCCCAGGTTGATGTTGAATTGCGGGATCGGCTGCAACGGCCCGGTGAAGTTCGTTTGTATTTCGACATTGTAAGGAGCGGCGAGTTTGCGCGCGATCGAGATCGCATCGCCGTTGAGGATTTGCATCCCCGGCGTACTCTCGCTTCCGGCGCTGGTGTTCGCGACAAGCGCGGAACAATCGACCAAATCCTCCGATTTGCTGCGGCCCTCGACGCGAACGGTGTGCTGCGACGCGCTGATCGAGGAGGTGTAACGATCGACGTAACCGGTCAACACGAGATCGGCGCCGATCTTCACCGTGCACGGTTGCCCCGGCTTGAGATCGACGTCGGCGGCGTTGGGATAGCGTTCGGTTGCCTCGATCGAGAAGGAAGCGGGGATCGCGGCGAGCGGGCGCGTCACGGAGACCCGTTGCCAGCCGGTGACCGAGACGTTGCCGACGGTCAGGGTCAGGAGGTCCGCGGCACCGGGCGGCGGGCCTCTGGTCGGAACGCCATGCGCGATTGATCCGGCGACGTCGCTCATTGGTTTAGCGCCGGAAAACTGGTCGGCATGAAAAGCGGGTGCGGCGGATCAGCGGACGCGACCAGCCCCGGCTCGCGCGGCGTATCCTGGTAGAGTGTCCAGGCTTCGGCGAGCGAGGGGATCGAGGCGCGCGTGTCGATCTCCACCAGCCACGCGAGGTTCGCGCCGCGCACGGCGAGGTCGAGGGCGACAGCGGCGCGAAGGTCGCGTAACGCCTGATAGGTGGCGTCGAGACCGGCATCCCCGGCGCGGGTTGCCTCGGCGTCCAGGGCGCCGCACACGGTCACACGGACCGCCTGCGCGTCTTGATAGGACGCGGGCGCATAGGCCGTCGCGGCGGTCGCCAGGGCGGCGCACGCGGCACACCGAAGGTTGCTGGCTATCGCGTCGAGGGCGACCCGCGCATTGACGGCGAGCGGCCCGGTTCCGGCGATCGGCGGCGGCACCCAACCGGCGAGCGGGAGGAGCATGCGGACCGCGTCGGCGGGATCGTTCGCGGACGCGGCGAGGGCGGCGGCGAGTTGGACCCCGGCGAGGGCGAAGGCGTCCGACTCGGCGCTCACAGGAAACTCGCGAGGCGGGTCACGAGCGAGGCGGACGAATTGACCAGGGTCCGCGCCGTCGTGGCGGCGCCCAGGACACCGCTGACGGTCGCATTGACGGATTGGAGGGTCGTGCGGCTTCCGGTCGCGTAGCGCCCATAGAACCCAACCAGTCCCCGCACGGAGTTAAATATACGGGTCGCGTCGCCAACGAGCCCGGTCGCGATCGAGGCATAGTGGCTCACCGTCGAGGTCACCGCCTTGGCGACGGTGCCGATGCTTTGGAGCGACGAACCGAGGTCGGCGGCGGACGCGATATTAAGGTGCGCGGCGGCACTCGCCACGGCTTGAAGGGTCGCGGTCGCGGTCGCGGGATAGAGCACGTCTCCGGCGATTATGAAGGTGAATTGCAACTCCACCACGCGGCCCCGTTCGCGGCGATCGGCGCAGCCGAATTCAAGCAGGACGCATTGAATGCTGCCCATCGTCGGATGGACAAGCGTGCCGGCCCCCGCCTGCTCGCAGGCGCGAAGCATGGCGTCGCGTTGCTGGTAAACATCGTCGCCGACAATGAATGCCTGGACAGTGAAGCGGCGCGGCAACTTGCCCAGGTCCTCGGCCCAGGCGTCATCGCGATACGGGTATTCATGGATCGCCACGCGACGGCCCGCCGCCGTCTCGCCCGCGTCAAGCACGAAGCCCACGCCGCGCCACGATCCGGGTTGCAGTTGTTGGAACCACGCGCCCGCGCCCCAGGACAGTCCAGAGTTGTCGGGAGTTTGGGAGCCGGTGAAGCCCTGGCCGATGCGGGCAACGTCATTGACCAGTGATCCGGTCGTCGAAACGATCTGATTGACGCCCCGGATCGTTCCGCCGATCTGACCGAGGATGCCGCTCATATGCTGGCCATGTCCTGTTGCTCGACGCGCACGGGCGCGACGTTGACAGAACCCGAGCCGGTCGCGGTGACGGCGGAATTCGGCGGCGGATTCTTGTGTGTGATGTTGACATCGACGGCGCCATTCGGGGGGGTCTGCGGCGGCACGGCGACGGGTGGCGCGGCGGCCAGCGGCGGCGGGAATTGCACCTTCGCGTTGGGATTAACCCCGACCGGGGCGGGCGGTTGGTATGCGGGCGGCGGGGTGGCCTGTGCCGTCTGGGTTGTTGGCGGGGCGGCGGGGGGCACGGTGCGCGCCATGATCTGTTTACGGGTCGCTTCAAGCGCGCGCGTCATTTCGGCGACGGAGATCGACGCCTTGTTACCGCCCACGCCCGCGTAGTGGCTCTGTCCGGTTTCCGGGTCGGCGACCGACGCCCATTCCGCCGAGGTCGCCTTGAGCGCCGCTTGCAGGTCGTTGCTCTGACCGCTCAGATAGGCGGCGATCTCGGGCCGCTTCGCCCCGGCGAGGTATTCGCCAAAAATCCGGTCCTGTAGTTCCGGGGTAAACTTCTCATCACCCTTGAGACCCATCGCCTTAACGGCGGCGTCGAGGGTCTTGGGGATCGCCTGATAGCGGCCCACGGCGAATATCTTTCCCGCCGCCTGTTGGGCCTGGACTTCGGCGACAGTCATACCGGCGAGGTCGGCGTGTCCGGGGGTATAGCTGCCGCGATCGTTCCTGGAATTGATCGAGTTATAATCACCCTCGCCGCGCGCGATCAGGTCGCCGAACGGTGTCGCGCCAAGCCCGCTGACACCGGGCACACTTCCAGGGGGCATGCGCGGCCCGCCGCCATGGCCGGAGCCTCCGGGGCGGATCGGCTGACGTTCGGTGTGCCTTTCCCCTCCGCCCCCGCGCGCGGTGTTCGGCGTCGCCTGCGGCGTCCCGCCCTCGCCCGGTGGTCTGGCGAGCGGGAGCGGACGATCACCGAAGAGCAAGGGTAGACCCTTTTTCAACAGCAGATAGGTGCCGCCGACGACAGCGGCCACGAGGCCGAGGGCGCCGAGCAGTCCGACCCCGCCAGCAGCCGCCGCGCCGCCTTCGAGCGCGCCAGCGGCACCGCCCACGGAGCCGATCGCGCCGGTCATTGATCCGATCGCGCTCGTCACCTGGGCAATCGCGGCGACGGCCTGGACGCCCCATTTGATGACGAAGAGCGCGGCGATGGCTTCGGCGGCGACCTTGATCGTGTCGAGGTTGTCGATCACCCATTTGAGCGAATCTATGAACTTCTGGACACCGGTCTCAACGTCATCCCATTTGATCGAGTCGAGCCACGCGGCGAAGCGGGTCGAAAGATCGTCGATGGCCTTGAGGATGTCAGGCGTATGCTTTTCGACGAACTCGGCGAACTTCGTCAGCAGTGGGCCGAAGTGTTCGGCGACCATCACCGAGATTTGCTGGCCCAGGCGGTCAAAGTCGACGCCCAGGCGTCCTTGCGCCTCGGTGAAGCGTTGCAGGCTTTGCTTCTGGTCGTCGGTTAAATCCTTGTAGCGCTTCACGTCGTTGAACCATTGCGCGAAGCTCTGGCTGGATTGGCGGAACGTCTCGACCAGCTTATCCCCGGAACCGCCCAGCAGCGCGGCGGACGCGGCGGCGCGGTCGGCGGGATCGGGCAACTCGCTGATGCGCTTGACCAATTCCGGCATCAGGTCGGTCGCGGTGCGGATGTGTCCGTTCGCATCCTTGAGGTTGATGCCCAACTTGTTCGCCCATTGCCCGGTCAGGGCGGCGCTGGCGCCCCCCCGATTGAAGTCGGCGAGGTTGTCATGCAAGCCCTTGAGACTGTCGCGCATGTCGGCGGCGTTGCCCCCGGCGAGACGGGTCGCATCCTCGAACTGCTGCAACTGTTGCGTCGTCGTGCCGATGTTGTCGGCGGCGGCGACAAGTTCGTGTGACCACGCGGCGTACTGGCCCACCAGCTTGACCATGCCCGCGATCGAGGCGGCGCCCGTGATCGCGCCCATGACGGGAACGATCGCGGTGAGCGTGCGCAGCACGTTCCCCGCCGTCGTCGCGATCCATTGGAACCCGGACGCGACCTTGCGCAGCCCGGACACGTCAACGAAGCGGGTAACCTGTTTCGACAGGCGATCGAGGGGCGCGCGCATCTGGGCGATCCGGCGATTGATCGCGTCGATCTGTTTCGTCGCGTCATCGACGACCGAGAAGGTTACACTGTAGCCAGCCACGTTACCGGCCTTCCTCGCGCGCGGCGCGCTCGCGCTCGACGATCCGATGCGACTGTTCGGCCCACCAGACCAATTGCGATCCGGTCAGTCCCCAGGCGTCGTGCGGACCCCAGCCCCAGAACCGGGTCAGGTCGGCGATCAGGTCGCGCCATCCTTGCGGGAACGCGCGCGCAAGTCGGCTAAAAAACTGAAAGCCTCGTCGAGTTGGCTTTCCCGTAGTTCGAGCACGACCTCGCGCGGCAATTGCGCGACGGCGGCGATCAAGGCGACCTGATAGCGGCGCATGGTGTAAGCGGTCGGCTGCGCTGTGTTAAGTTCGATCTCGGCCTTCTCCAACTGCTTGCCGGTCGGTTCTTCAAGGTGCAGCGACACAAAGCGTTTCTTTTGGAACGTCACGTCGATGTCCATGTCGAACGTGCGCGGCAGATCGTCGCCGTCGTCGTCGATCGGGTCGAACTCTGCGGTGATGACGTCCATTCGCTCACGCCTCCGATACGTCGATGCCGTCAAAGCGGACCTGGAACGTGCCCTCCGCGGCGCGGACTTCGAGCGCGGCGGTGTTCCACATATTTGATCCGCCGACGACCTTGCCGTTCGCGAGGGTCACGAGCACCTCGACACAGCGCATATCGTTGAAGTCGCCAACGCTGATCTCACCAC